AGAAGCCCGACGCTCAAGTGAGCCGAGAGGACTACGAGGCACTTCGGAAGAGAGTCGAAGGACAGGAACTACTTCTAAAGAGACGCACAAGCGATCTCGCAGATGTAAAAAGACAGCTTCGGGACTTCATAGAGAAGAATACGCAGAATCTTGACGAACAGTGGTTAGAGTCACCGACTCAAGCCTACGCCAAAGCGCGGCAGGTAGAGATGGCTCAACAGAAGCTCCAAGAGACTGAAGCCGAAGAACAGGCTTTAACCAACGCACACCAAGCGCAGGTATTGCTTGAGCATCATGTAGGGCAGGACAACTACGATGTGGAAGCTATCGCTCAATCATTGATTGACGATGGTATGCCGCAAGAGTTTGTTCAAGGCTTCGTACAAAACCCGTACCAAGCCGCTTTACCTGAGACGCTCATTCAGCTCGCAAAGAGAGCTAGTGCCGAGAAGAAGGTAAGAGCAATGGAGCAAGCGCTCCAGCAGCTAGTACCCTATACGAAGCAGCTCTTAGAGGAGAGAAAGCAGTTGCCTCAAAACGTGCTTAAAAATGTGTCGTCGGCTCTGCGACAGTCACCCCAAGTTACAGCAGCAGCGGGTGGTACTGGGCAGTCTGCATCGCGGACTGTTGACCCTAGTTTGATGAGCGACTCTGAATTGGAGCAGTTCCTGAAAGGCTAAAAACTTTTAGGAATTAAAATGGCAAAGACAAGTTTTGCTACTAACGATGCCTTAACAAAAAAGGCATGGGAAGAGAAGCTCTTTCGCGACAGCGTGAAAGAGTCGTACTTCAGTAAGTTCGTTGGCTCAGGCGCTGACACGATTGTAACGGAGAAGACACAGCTTTCGAAGGACAAGGGTATTTAGTTGCCCCTCGCTTATGAAGCGAGAAAATTGGGGAAAATCGGTGAACCCTGAGATGGGAATACCGAGGTAAGCGAGGGAAGTAACGAGCCCCTGCCACCGTAGAGCGTAGGAGATGAAACTCGGTAACGAGAATATAAGCTCCCAAGAGTCCCCGACACCGAAAGGTGAAAATGTACGCCGAGCTTACTGGAATAGAACGGTAAGAAGCAGAGGATAAAAAGCCTTTGCGATAACAGACTGGACGAGATCACCATCGGCCTTCGCATGAAGCTCGCTGGCGCTGGCGTTACTGAGGGTCAGATACTTGAGGGCAACGAGGAGAAGCTTTCAACCTACAGCATGAAGGTAACACTCAAGCAGTATCGTCACGCGGTTCGTGATGATGGTGCAATGAGCCGTAAGCGAGCAATGTTCGACATCGGCGCTGAGTCCGAGGCTGCGTTGAAGGATTGGACGTCTGAGAAGATTGACCAGCTTCACTTTGATGAGGCTGGTGTTGGCGCGGGAGCTTCGGCTAATCCGTCCAAGATATTCTACAAGACATCTTCAGGTGTATTGGCAACGGGAACTGCGGCAACAGCTAAGTCGGCTCTTACAACGGCTGATGGAAAGCTTACGCTTAACATGCTCTCGTTCCTCAAGACCTGGGCTTTGACTGGTGGAAATCGTTCGTACATTCCGCTTCGTCCAGTAAAGGTTGAGGGTAAGCCTTACTTCGTGCTCCTGACTCACCCAGATGCCGTGTATGACCTTCGAGCTAGCTCGGAGTTCCAACAGGCTATGCGTGAGGCTGAATTGCGGGGTCCACAAAACCCTTTATTTTCCGGGGCAGTTGCAATCTGGGACGGTGTCGTAGTTCACGCGCATGAAAACTGCGCTATCGCTACTGACTCTGGAGCTGGATCGAACGTTCCGTGGGTTAAGTCTGCACTTCCTGGAGCGCAAGCCTTATGCGTTGCATACGGTAAGCGTCCTGAGGTCGTTCAGAAGACCTTCGACTACGACAATGAGGAAGGATACGCGACGGGCGTAATCATGGGCGTGAAGAAGTCTATCTTCAACTCGCTCGATTACGGTTCGCTTGGTGTTTACCTCGCTCGTACTAACGTGGCTGGAAGCTAATAGGAGGATACTGAAATGGCTACTTTTCAATCTGATAAGACAGTATCAACCGTACAAGCTCGTAACGGTATCGACATTACGTCGGTCACTGGAACGTTCACGGTTAGTGCTAACCTCGCTGCAAACGATGTAGTTGAGATGGTAAAGATTCCTGCGCGGGCAACCGTTCAGGAGGTTATCGTTTCCTCGTCTGCATCAATCGCAGCAACATCAACTGGTGAAGTCGGAGACGGAGCGGACACAGACCGATTCGTTACTACTGGCTCTATCGGCGGTGGTGCGGCTTCGTTGGGGCGTCTTAACGCTGCAACGGGTCACGGGTATACTTACACTAGCGATGATACGATTGACATTAAGTTTACTGTTCAGACGACCCCCACAACGGGCGCTGTCATTAAGCTGACTGCAATCTACACGCTTCAGTCGTAGGTTTTTTAGGGGGGAGTCGCCCGTATGGGGCTCTCCCCGTTTTAAGAGGGTGACATGGCTGCATCGGATTACGACTTCAACTCCACAAGAAACGAGATCATCGAGAGAGCGTTCCGCATTATCGGCAAGAATCCGATAGGCGAGCCGCTACCTGGCGAGATGATGACTCAAGCCGTAATCGCTCTGAACTCGATGGTTAAGAGCTGGCAGAGCAAGCATGTGTTTCTCTGGACCATTCAGGACTTCACCCAGACGCTAAGCGCTGGAGTCGCTAGCTACTCCCTGGCAGCCTCTGACCCTCCTGTGTACGCGCTCGATAGGGCGTACCTTCGCATTGATAACTTCGACCGCAAGTGTGACATAGCCTCATGGCGGCAGTATTGGGACATTCAGGACAAGACAAGTACAGGCGACCCCTCGGTTGTGGCGCTAACTACAAGCATCACCCCGACTCTTTATGTTTGGCCAGTCCCGACGCAGACCCGAAGCCTAAAGTTCTCAGCGCTTGTAAAGCTAAAAGACTTCGACACGGCAGGCGGCAATCCAGACTTCCCAGTTCGCTACCTCGATGCTCTGACATTCGGACTAGCTCATGCTCTATCCTTTGAATACGGACTACCCCTCCCAGAGAGACGAGAGCTTGAGCGGCAATACCAGACTTCCTTTGCGGAAGCTAAGAGCGGCGAGAGAGAGCGGGCAGACTTTGAGTTTTGTGATGGAGCGTTTAACTAATGGCAACCGCAGTACAGGTAGAATCCCTCTGGAACGGTCTCACTGATAACAGTGGTCAGCCATTAGCGGCAGGCAAGGTGTATACATACAACGCTGGCACCACGAATCCAGTGTCTCTGTTTACCGCCTCCGACAAGACTTCCTCCGCCACGAACCCGCTTATCCTCGATGCTTACGGCAAGGCTCAAGTATGGGCTGACGGGCGATACAAGTTCGTTGTTAAGACTAGCGCAGATGTCACTCTCTACACGTTGGATAATCTCCTCTACGGATTCGACGACACGACGGTACTCTACGGAGGTACTTCCACTGGTTCCGCTAACGCCCAGATAGTAAGTGTTCCAGCCACGGTGACGAGTTACGCCAATGGACAGACTATCTCCTTTATCGCTGGGTACACCAACACTGGCGCTACTACTATACAGTTCAATAGTCTTTCGGCTGTAAATCTTGTTAAGGGTCCGACACCTTCAAGCCTTCAAGCGGGAGACCTGATCGTAGGACAGCTCTACACGGCTACATATCACGGAGGGGCTTTCCGTCTTCAGGACTATCCGAGCGTGGCTGATGTTCAGCGGTCGAGGTTTGAGACGCTGTCGAATGTCGGCGGTACTAATACCATCGTTGGAGACCTAACGCCCGCGATTACATCTTATGAGTCGGGTCTGCGTGTCAGATTCAAAGCAGCAAACAGCAATACTGCGGCAGCAACTCTTAATGTTAATGGGCTCGGGGCTAAGGCGGTCCAGTATAATAATGCTGCACTAGCAAGCGGAGAAGTCGCTCAGAATCTTTATCATGACGCTGTTTATGATGGCACCCAATTTCAACTTCTTAATCCAGCACTAAGCGCATCGACTAGAACGCTACCAGCTCAGGTGGGGCAGGTTCAGGATGGCGACTATATCTGGCTGGGGACTACCGCTGGAACAGCAACTGCTCAGACAGCTAGCGCCGCTCCCGCTATTACTGCTTACAAGGCTGGGCAAAAGTTTCGGCTAAGAGTAGGCGCTGGGCTCGGAAGCACTGGTAATTCAAATACAACCCATACAATCAATATAAACGGGCTTGGGGCAAAGAATCTGTGCCTATTTGATTATAGTCTCCCCACGTTAGGAACTTGGGCTGCCAATTCGATCATCGAGTGTGTCTACGAGGGCACCAATTTCATAATCACTAACAATCCAGGAGGAGTGGTGAGCTTTACGCCAGCGGTCACGGCTAGTGGAAGTATGACCATTTCCTCTCTTGTTGTGAACGATGCTCGCTTTGTGAAGCAGGGGCGCCTCGTGACGATCAATGTTGATCTGAGCCTAACAACGGGTGGTACCGCTGCTCAACAGATCTTAGTCTCGATGCCAGTTAATGCTACGGGCTATCAATACCTGACGGTTTTGCCTGCTATCAACTACGATGCAGGAACCTCTATCGGCTATGTTCAGCTTTCGTCCCCGCCTACGTTTGTCGTTACTAGAGACCTTAACGCAACAAACTGGACCATTGGAGCTGGCAAGTCTGTTCGTTTCCACTTTACCTACATTTCGGTCTAGCCATGAAATACCTTGATATCTGCCCACCACCATTCAGACCCGATGAGTGTTCAGACGCGTTCATCGCCGAGTATTGCAAAGCGTGGCGAAACCGCCAGCTTGCCGCCTCAGACTGGACGCAGCTCTCAGATGCTCCCGTTGCCAACAAGGTAGAATGGGCGACATATCGACAAGAGCTGCGAGACCTTCCGACTCAGAACGCCGACCCCAAGCTTTGGGTATTACCTCAACCTCCTCAGGACTAAATGCCAACCGTCAAGCTCCCCATCTTTGCTCCGATACAGAAAGGCGTAGACGGAATAGAGCTATCCGACGACAACTTCTCGCTATTCGATGGCTATCGCACGATAGGCGGTGGAACAATTAAGCGCCCTGGCACAAAGGCTCTCTTCACAGCTAGTGCAGCTCTCGGCGTTGGTGTGGATGGTCTCTTCTACTGGGCAGAGAAGGATGTTGTGATGATGGTGGGCGGTGGGGACATCTACCAGCTCTCTTACATCTCAAACACTCCAGTAGTCACGAAGCTCACCTCTACGCCACTCCTCAATCAAGGCGCTCCTGTCTCAATGACGGTGGACGGTACGAACTTCTATGCGGCTAATGGCGGCAAGATAGTTTACACGCCCGTAGGTGGAGTGCCTGCGTACATAACTGATGTGGATGCTCCAACGACGGTTTCGCAGATAGCCTTTCTTGATGGCTATGTCATAGCGATTGACGCGAGCAACAAGTTTTACTGGTCTGATGTAAACGCGGGAACGAGTTGGAACGCTCTTAGCTTCGCTAGTGCGGCGGGCAGCCCTGACTTGATATCAGCCATGAAGGTGTTCAACCGAGAGATATACCTGCTTGGGCAGCGCAGCGTTGAAGTCTGGGAGAACGACGGCACTACTCCTTTCTCGCGTATCCCTGGCGGCTTTATTCAATCTGGATGCTCAGCTCCAAATGCGGTGATAGAGGACGAGAATGGTCTCTATTGGCTAGACGAAAACAGGCGATTGGTTCGGTTTGCTGGAAAGTCAGTAGAGCGTCTAAGCACTAGGTTCGATAGAGAGCTTCAAAGCTTGAGCAAGGTGTCTGATGCAGTCGCGTGCAAGATACAGATCGACGGTTATGTGTTCTTTGTCTTCACGTTTAAGTTCGACAATCGGACTCTCGTATACAATCAGACCGTGGACGACTGGGGCGAGTGGGGTAAGTGGAATCTCACGGACGCTAAGTATGATAAGTGGGTTGGTAGCGGCTATTGCTACGCAGAGCGATGGGGATTGCACCTGACGGGACGCGCTGATTCGCTGATAGTCTGTGAGCTAAGCAAGGACCTTGCTGACGACAACGGCGACATGATTCGGCTTGCTCGAATTACGGGACATATCGACAACGGCACCTCCAAGACCAAGCAATGTGATGAGGTTAGGTTTCGCGCAAAGCGTGGAGCAGGGCTCTCCGATAGAACCCCGAAGCTAATGTTGCGATACAAGCTGGATAATCGTGGCTGGTCTACTATCAAAGAGTTCTCGCTGGGAGATATTGGCAACTACGAGTTCGTTCTGCGGGATATACGCCGTCACCAATACAGGACCAAGCAGTACGAGTTCACAGCTACAGATGCGGTAGACGTGGTATTTTCTAACGCAGAGGAAGACATTGAGGTGCTTCGATGACGATCAGAAGACCGCCGCGAGAATCGACTGATAGCTTCAGAGACCGCAAATGGAAGGAACAAGCCTTCTATGACGCCAACCGTCCAACTGGAGCGCAGGGTATACAAGGTCCAGCGGGTCCACAGGGTCCTACTGGCCCTACTGGTGCTACTGGTGCTCAAGGTCCCCAAGGCATCGCAGGTCCGACGACTGTGAATGTTGGCACAACAACAACCGTATCGTATGGAACTCCAGCGGGAGTGAGCAATGGCGGCGACTCCACGAATGTGGTGCTTAACTTCACTATCCCTCAGGGGACCCCTGGATTGACCGTAGCTTACATATTTGATGGTGGCGACCCATACTCATCTTATTCGGTTGGCCCCGCCTTTGACTGCGGAGGGGTGAGTTAATGCCTAATATACAGCTTCAATTTAGGCGCGGAACTTCCTCTCAGTGGTCGACGGCTAACCCTGTACTCGCATCAGGCGAGATGGGCATTGAGACTGATACCGACCAATTCAAGATCGGGAATGGAACCTTAGCCTGGAGCTCCCTCTCGTATGGTGGAATCCAAGGTCCAATAGGAGCTACTGGCGCTACCGGAGCAACCGGGCCTACAGGACCGACCGGTCCAACTGGTGCTACTGGCGCTACGGGTCCTACTGGGCCTACCGGTGATACGGGAGCTACTGGTCCTGCGGGGCCTACTGGTCCAACGGGTGCTACGGGAGCAACGGGGCCAGCCGGTCCTGGTATCGCAACGGGCGGTACGACAGGGCAGTTTCTCATTAAGAACAGTGCTACCAACTACGATACTACCTGGTCCACATTTGCTGAAAGCGATCCGGTATTCTCTGCTCACGCAGCGCACAACATAGTTGCCGGAGATATAACAAAGCTAGCTAATCTATCTGGCACCAATAGCGGCGATCAAAACCTATTCTCGACTATTGCGGTAGCTGGGCAATCTAATGTCGTCGCTGACTCTACATCTGATACTCTCACCCTAGCCGCAGGAGCAAACATAACTATCACCACAGATGCAACCACTGACACTGTTACAGTGGCGACAAGCGGAGTTCAAAAGACGATTACGTCAGGCACCGCTGCTCCAACAGGAGGAAGCGATGGTGATATTTATTTACAGTACGTTTAATCGAAATAGGATAAATCATGGCAAATGCAATTTACCCAACAGCAAAAGACAAGTGGTTAAACCCTGGGACGCTAGGAACCTCGGTAGGTACTTCTATCGACCTTATCGATGACACTATCAAAATAGCGTTGATCGACACTGGAACTTATACTTATAGCGCAGCTCATGAGTACTGGATATCAGCATCCAGTTCACTTGTAGGAACTGCTCAAACGCTCGTTACTAAGACTGTAGCAAGCGGCGTATTTGATGCAGCGGATGTCACGTTTCCTCTGGTAACTGGAGCAAGCATTGAAGCTCTTATTATCTTTAAGGATACGGGAGCGCCAAATACATCACCACTTATTCTTTACATCGACGTAGTAGCAAGCGGTCTACCCTTAACTCCATCAGGCGGAAATGTTACGGCAACTTTCAACGCAAGCGGAATCTTTGCGCTCTAATATGATCGAAGAAGCACCAGCCTCTACACTCAAAAGCATATCCCTATCTCTTAACGAGTACGGGGAGCTGGTCATTGATGCCGTGGATGGTAATGACGAAGATGTAAGTAGAGCGGCGCTTCCTTTTCCACCCGGTGCTTTTTTATTAGCGTTTAACCCTCTCACTTCCGATTGGACTACTGTACCGACGCAAGAGATTCCAGATGGATATGAGATAGCGAAAGTTATTAAGAAGGTAGAGTAATGGTCGCTTTATCAAGCATGGACGACTACATCACAAGAGCTTCTAACGGCTATATTGTGCATCGTCATTTCAGCGTTCAGCGTGATGCGAACACTAGTATAGGAGTCTATTCCAGCCAATTGGCGACGTGGCAGTTGAGTCCTCTCATATATCAAGTGGAAACAATGCCGACTGGCGTTACTGCGTTTAAGCTCACAAACGCAACTCTCTATTCTTCCGTCGCTACTACTACGTTCTTTTGCGTAAAATTGATTACGCTTGGAACATTTAACATTGGCACAAATACCTATACCGATGGCGATACAATGCCGACCGTTACCGAAGGCGGAGTTTCTCGACGTACTTACGGCGGCATCTTGCAAGTAGTTACTACAGCGTTCGACGGAGTAGCAGCAGACTGGACAATTACTTACCGAGACCAAGATGACAACATCGCTCCGGTATCTCCTTCAATGAGTAAAGTCATCAGCGCAGGAGTTGGCACAGCAGGATTTGCGACTCTAAATACTGGCGACTATGGATGTACGGATATTTCCGGAGCAGCACGAACATCCGGCACCGGAACCGGAGTAATTACATTCTACGGCGTGGTTCCGCTTGGAACATTTGCGCCAATGCTACAAAACACGGCGACAGCGATGCAGTTTAACAATCTTACAGATACTCCGTGTCCTCCAATTCTATCCGCTGGCGATCAAATATATCTGCTAACACAGAACACGTTAGGAAAAAGATTTGCGGGAACTCTTACGTTTATTGGAGACCAAGCGTAATGGCTAATAATTTTACGTCGGTCGGTCCTAACCTTAACGCCGCATACGCAGCGCAGACTACGTTTGGTACGTTTAACCGGCAAATATGGACCCGTATAAACGCAGCAACTTCAACGCTTGGCGCCGCTACTCAGGGACAGTGCGTAGCACAACGCTATCCGATTAGACCTGTCATTCCAGCAGTAGGGGCAGGGTGCGACGGGTTTATCGCTACTAACATAAGTTGTCTTAATGAAGATGGGGTTACCGCTCACATTATCGGACTAGAGTATTTGCTAGGCACAATTACCGCTCCCAACACGTTCACCGACGGCGTAGTGATGCCAATTAAAAAAGTGCGTGGAACGTCAGTGCAAACAGCGGCGAGCATTATTTTTGCCGTAACGGATGCAACTATTTCAGGCGGTCCGACCGTCAACGTGACCTATACAGATCAAAACGGAAACACTGGCAATACCTTTAATTTTGTATGTCCGACCACGGCATTGGCAAATACAGCCTTAATGATTAATAACCGCATGACGACCGATACGGGAATTAGAGATATCACCGCAATGTCGGTGACAGGATTAACAGCGGGGAATATAAAAGTATACGGCATACTACCGCTCTATCTTAGCGTTAATCAAAATACGGAGTATCGAGTGCCATTGTTAGCAGCTCCGCTTGTTCCCTATCTTTTGCAAGCGGGAGAGTTTCTCGGAGCGTACCGATTATTTAGCAGCACAACCAACGAAGTATTTATCTCGATGAACTTAACGCCGGAGCCGACTTAACATGGTAGCAACGAGCGCAGATATTTTAATACAACAAGCCAGCGGAAAGTACGTCGTTCGCACGGCCTCGACTATATTAACTACAGTTAGTACAGCCGCTAGTGCGACAAGTGGTTTTCTCAACTTGCAGTTTAGTGGAACTACTGGCTCAGCGTTTCCCAATACTATTACCTCCTGCGAAGGTCCAGCCAGTGTACCAAGCGATTTGATGTTTCTTAATTTGATTAGCTCTACTACAGCAGGACGGCATAGTGGGATAGGACGTATATACAAATTGGGAACTTGTAATTTCACAGCTCTCGGCGAAGCGTTTACCCATGGCGCAGCGACTTTTCCGCTACTCAGAAATGAGATGGGAGCGACAAACGTACCGCAAAGTTTTATTCCAATAATGCAAGTAACTACCAGCACCGGAGGTACGGCGGCTCAATTCCAAATTAGAAACGCAGGATCTACGGCGGGATACGTAAACTCGCAAGGAACTACCGTTGTCGGTAACAAAACATTCACGTTTCCATCGGCCTCAACTCAAGTAAACTCGACGTTTTATTTACCGCTCAACGACGGCGATTACTCTTGCCGTGACATTACAAACATTACTTGTACCACAATTAGCACTAATGCTTTCGCTACGATCTGGTTACTGGAAGATCTTGGAATAGGTGCTTCTATCGGTGGTGCGGGTATCACAGAACATTTGTACGGCTCAGGATTAAGACTTACACAGTGCGCCGCAGCGACAGCAACGACAGGAACAGCAACGAGTGCTCTTGTACCTTTTAACATTGGTAATACAGCGGCGCTTGCCTCTCCTATGTATTTTCTTAGTCTAGGTATAGTACCGTGACAAGGTTTCTCCGTACTGGAAGCACGTTTTCTTATTCATATAAGAACGCTTCTACTTCTGGGGAGCAGTTTCCGACCACTCCACTAGAGTCGTTTGGCGTTACGCAAAATATCTCTCTCAACCGTGTCAATTCCACGGCACAGATATTCCTGCATACCATTACTTCGAGCGGTGGCGGCGGAAGTATCGTACTCAATCTAGTCCCTTCGACTGCTCAGGCATTCCAACCTGCCGTTAGCCTTTCAATCGCTCTTAATCGACTAGACTCTACAGCTCAAGCCTTCTCCCTAAGCCTATCCCAAGGCATTGCGTTAAACGCTATAGCGTCTGGAGCCCAGATATTCCTGCCCTCCGTAGTGTCCTCGGGAGCCGTGACAGTGGCCTGGATACGGATAGGTGGCGTGTGGAAGACGGCTACCCCTTGGATAAAGGTATCTGGCGTATGGAAGGCGGCCACCCCAAAAATCAAGGTATCTGGAACCTGGCGCTAGTATCTCTTACATGCCCTGAGTCAGTCCCTTAGGATTGACTTATTAGATAACACGTCTTCTCAGGCGAAATACGGCACGAACGATTTATATGGCACAGAACATTCCCCCCAATTTTGAGAAGTTGCTAGCGATGCTACAAGGCGGTTCGTATGGCAAAGGCATGAGAGAGGTTAAGCCTGAGGAGCGAGGCTCGCTCGGAATCAACCCCAAGGACCCCAACAAGTTTAGCGTTGGCCCAGACGGGACGCTATTTAGCACCATGATGGGGTGGAGCGAGAAGCCTCAGGATCTCTCCAAGCTATTGGAGGGTTTTAAGGGCAATGCTGGGAAACCGCTCGAAGGTCCATCTCCAGTTCCTCCTATGCAGAAGCTTCCAGGACAAATGCCAGGCGGTGGCTTGAGCGGTGTGCTTGGGATGTTGGGAGACTCTCCCGATTCCCCAGCCCCATCTCGTCCAGGCAACATGATTCCAAAAGTAAACAAGAACGGACTCCAGCGGATGTCTCCTGGCGTTTACCGAAACAAGGATGGCGGGCTAGTTCGCAAAGTTAAGGGGTAACGCGATGGAGTGGTTGGATAGCCTTTGGGATGGGATTGGCAACCTGTTTGACTCTAATGCAGGGCCGACTTGGGTTGAGCGCAACTGGGACAAGATAGAGAAAGTCGCAGGAGGCGCCAACAAGGCCTACAACGCCATCGACATGAACAACGCTGAGCAGAAGCGGCGTGGCGATATCACCGATCTTATGGCTAAGCTCGGAGCCGAAGAGGATGCCTACAACAAGCAGGTCTACGATTGGCAGAACGCTAATGCGGCATCTCGTGCGGCAGCGGCTAGAGCTAATGATGCGGCAAGAAGAAAGGCAGCTAACAAGGCTTTCGGCGTCCAGAAGAAGATGCTCAATAGCCTTATCGCTCAGTACCAGCCTTATGCCGATGCAGCTAAGACGCTCACTCCCAAGATGGCTCAGAACTATGGGCAGTTCCTCGACACGACAGCGCTCCTTAATCAGTACCTATCGCCCAAGGTAATGCAGACCTTTGGAGAGGCTCCTAAGCCAGCTTCACAGCAGGCAATCGCACAACCAACCTTCGCTAATAACGCAGGACAGGTGAGCTTCCCTGACGTTGAAAAGATACTAGGGTGGAATAAGTAGGATGGCTCTTGGTGGGGGAGATCGGCGTCTGCTCTTTCAGGCGCTACTCAAGAGGCTCCTCATGGAGCAAATGGCGCAGCAACAACAGCAGCAGCCTCCCCAGGCGAAAGGTCCCTCAGGATTACAGGACGTAATCAACAAGGTTAAGCAAGCCAAGAACACATACAACACTGGCAAGGACCTTTATAACCTTGGGTCATCAGCCTATGACGCAATCTCAGGGACACAAGCTCTATCTCCCGCCACGCAGGCAGCCTGGAATCAAGCAGGAGGGGAAGCGTCCCAAGCGGCATGGAACTCAGGGGCAGAGGCAGCAAGGGCCGCAGAAGGGGCTGGACAGTCCTCGACCACAGCAGCAGGGGCAGATGGAGCTAGCACGGCAGGATGGGCGGCAGCAGCGGCAAGCGCTCTAAGGTCAGGGCAACGCGTTATGGACAAGAACGCTAGTGATGAGCAAAAGGCTTATGATGCAAGCCTGGCAATCCCTCGTGCGGTTGGAGCTTTCTATACCCTTGGCGGTTCGGAGTTGGCTGAAGGTCTCGCTCGCAAGCAGTGGGGCGGCACTATGAAGAAAGTCGATAACTTCATGATGAACAACCCCTATGTCATTGCGCTAAATCCAACTATGGCGGCGAGTCGGCTCTGGACTAGCGACAAGTGGAAGACCGAAGGCAATCGACTTAAAGGCTTGCAGAAGGCAGGCGTTGAGATTCCCGAGTGGGCTCAAAGTAGAATGTTCCAAAAGAGAGGTCTCAAGAAGGAGGAGCTATTGCACCCTGGCTATGACAACAACTTCCAAGGCGCTACCTCAGACGGCTTCGTAGATGACCTCTTCGAGAACTCCCGAGACGAAAGCAAGATGGCCCCTGAGACTATGCAGCGTTATGCGGTATGGGCAGAGAAGAGACCTGACTGGTTCCAGCTATCAGACCAGCAGCGCAAAGCGGCAACAATAGCGGCAAGAGACGCAGGAGCTCTTAGAGAGCATCACGGCACTCTGGACATCAATGACCAAGTATTCAACAAGGATGCCATGGATAAGGCGATAGCAAGCGCACCAGCGGCTCAACAACAGGCTCGCCCACAACAGCGCCCGAGTCGTTACATGCTCAAGAATGGTGAGCTATTTTTGAAAAAAGGAATGAAGTAGATGGCTACGACTCCATACACCAGCAATCTCAAAAGACAGTCGCCAGGAATCTACCGAGACAATCTTGGCGGGCTAGTTACACAGAAGACTCTCAACAACGCCAACCAGCAGTTCGGCAACTGGGCTAATCAGATAAAGAATTATCAGTACGGCACCAAGGAGTATCACGATACTGCCACTAACCTAAGCAAGTACGGCAAGCAGTACGGGTACAATACCAATGGGCTTATCAACTCCGCATGGAAAGGCGGGAACTGGGCAGACCCTGCGACGCAGAACAGTGGAGGAATAGCCGACGCTTCAGGGCTATCGCGGGTTCAGACACGGCTCGGATACCTACAGAAGTATCGTCCAAAGGACCCTGAGATTGCTCAGCTACAAAAGCGCATAGGCGATTACAACACAGCACAGGCCAACAAAAACACAACTACCACAGCAGAGACGGCTCCTGCGGTTCAGACGCCACAGCCACAAGAGACTCCAGCTCAGCCACAAGGCTCTGCCCAAAGCCCAATGACTCAGGCGCTTATGAACGCTCTCGGGAAGGGCTTAAACACAATGCAGGCGTACGAGCCAAAGAACTTTGAAGGCTCTCCGATGTATCAGTTCCAGAAGCAGAAAGGTATGCAAGACCTTGAGAAGCTAATGGCATCAAGAGGGCTCACTAACTCAGGCGCGGAGGTTCAAGCTAACAGTGACTTCCTTGCTAATATCAACGCGACCGAAGCAGAGAAGCAAAGGCAGTACGCAGACCAAGCATCACAGAGAGCGCAACAGGCGATGCAGTTTATCGCTAACTACGACCAAGCGGAGCGCAGTAATCTTACCGAGCAGCAGCAGTTTGAGGCGGGGAGAGACGACCGAAGGAAAGAGCTTGCTATCAACTTCCTTAATAACATTCTTGGGCTTCAGGCTCAGAACGACGTCGCTCGAATCTCGGCGGGTGGATTGGATACTCAGACAGGGCTTAGCAAAGCTCTCTTGTCTGCAATCACTAGCAACATTGGCTCTAATGTTCCACGAGTATCAGGCGGCGCGGGCGCTCCCCCTCCACCTCCATCAAGTGTGGCAGGCAATAATGCGCTGGCTCAAATCCTTGCTCAATATGGCAATAGCGCAAACAACAACGATGTCTGGAACACTCTCTTTAAGTCCATAGGATTTTAGGTCATGGCTAGAAGCAGCACATACGGCACACTACTAAACAGCCTCAAGATTCCATCGTCCGTATTCGGGGCGCAGTATGGGGATATTAGTAATCGGTTGAATGACCGAGACCTGGAGTTTGAAAAACTGCAAGCGCAGGAGCTCCTAAACGACTCGAACAACATCAAGCTGGGAAACCAGAAGCGCCAAGAAGAGTATAACAGGTCGTTGGGAGATATCCTTCAGGACGAAAGCCCTAAGACTATGCGGGACTTCTACGAGATGCAGCTCGGCAAGGCGATAGAGACTGGCAACGGGGATATGGCGGCAAAGATTCAAGCAGGGATCTTGGAGTACGAGGACGATCAGCGAAAGAGGAAGGCTGACGAGTTCTCGAAAGCCGTCGGTCTGGCAGACGACATATCTCCCGAAATCCTGCTTAGCCAGTATCCAGACTTCCCTAAGAGCGAGGCCCAGCGGAGATTTAATGAGGCGCGGAAGAAGGGGGATGGGGCAGCTAAAGAGCGCACCTTCGTAATGGAGAATCCGTCCACGGGAGAAATCGATCCTCAGGTTCCATACAGCAAGGCGATGGAGATGCAGAAAGGAGGATGGAAGTTCTCTCGAATCGGTCAGTACGAACCGACGGTCGGCGAGCTAGTGTCGCAGATGGGTGGCGGCAATCAGCAGTCTTCTGGCACGAGCTGGGGCGAGACTCTTAGTCCCTTTTCACAGCCAGGTACGGAAGCTCGCGGCGACAGAGCTAGACAGCAACCAGCGCCAGGGGATCAGGTAAGAGTCATTACTCGCAAACGAACAGCAGAAGTTGGCAAAGCGCCACGAGGATAATACATGGCACGTTGGTTAAGGGATGCAGATACGGGCGAGTTGTTCCGAGAGGATGAGCTTGACCCGAGTTCGTATGAGCCGTTGACTGACTTCCAGGGTATCGCTCCGAGCGAGCCTCAGACTCAATTTCCATCTTGGTTCACGTCAGGTATAGGCACGAGCGTTCCAGCTCGCTCTCTTGCGTCTATTGCCAAGGGCGGGGCTTCTATTGAGCAGATGCTAGGTGACTTAGCATCAAACATCCCTGGGCTAGAGAACAATGCGCTACAGCGAGATGCCCTACTCAATCGCCAGATGGCTGAAGACCTGGTTAATCAGGCAAGGCGGGATAATAATGTTGAGCCAGGAAGCTGGCAGGATATTGGCGGCGCGGTAGCGGGAGAGCTTATCCCATCGCTAGGAACACTGGGCTATGGACTGGCAAGAGGGGCTGGCAAAGCAGCACTTTCCATGGCTCCCGCACTACTTCCTTCAGCCACTAAGTACGGCGACCTAACAGAGCAAGGAGTAGGAGGCGGCGAGGCAGGGCTAGCAGCTCTTGGCTCCCTTGGCATGAACAGCCTTCTTAATAGGTTCGATGTTGGCGCAGCTCTTAATCCCGCGAGTTCAGCGCTTGGACGTATTGGCAAAACAGCTCTTACTGGTGGGGCTACTAACGCTGCGGGAACATACGGCGATGCCTTGATTGATAAGGCAGTTGGCGCTCCTCAGACTCGCGACCAGTTCATAAACAACCTTCTCTCTTCTGCCGCTACTGGCGCAGCTACGGGCGCTGGGTTTGGTGCAATGTCTTCATTAAAGCCGTCACTGGATGTTCAGGCACCCGAGGGGCAGAGCACCGCAGATCTGCTTGCGAGAATGGAGCAGGGCACCCCCCAAGCTGTGAGCGAGCCTCTACCTCCAAAGTCCTCCTTAGTATCTGACGCTGATATTCCGCTGATAGAGGCAGCCCCTCCTGAGCCAAGACCGCTAGTGCAAGTTGAGGATGTTTACCGGGCCAGAGATTTAGCAGGTAGACAGCGAGAGATTGATGACCTCTTTTTCCCCGAAGATAGCGAGCTTTCATATCTACGCCAGAGTGACCCCACATCCACAAGTCAGGTAATCGACATCCAGAAGATGTCTCCATCTGGAGCAAAGATAATCGGCAACTTAGACGAAGGAACACCGATCACTCCGCTTGAGAGACAGGTAGCCGACCAAGTGTCTGCCAGGAGCAAGTCCAGAATTGCGGATGAGCGTATAAGCGAAAACGAAGCGGCTTTAAGGGAGCTGTTGGCTAAGCGCAGCGAGACTCGCAATTCAGGCTCGCGTTCCAGTCCAACTCCCGACTCTGAACTATTGTTGAAAGTAGATGAGTCCAGCGAGTCCTTCCCGCAGCCGATAATTAAGAGTGTCTCTGAAGCCTCTACTAAACAGGCATCGAACGTTATTTTGCCCCCAGGAGTTGAGACGTCCACTTCTCCACTTCCGCTATCACTCGTGCCTGACCGATTAAAACCAGCGCCTCCGCCCTCGCCTCAACTTGAGCAAGTTGATGTTTATCAATCAAGAGGCCCAGCGGAGACCTTTCGATATGACCCTTTAAGCGAACAAGTGGCTAACCTTACGCGCGGCTCTAGCAGCGGACTTGCGGACGCAGAGCTTCCGATTATCGGACAAGAGCCACTTCAAAACCAAGCGCCTGAGCTTGTGACACCGGAGTCTTTAGGAAGCAAGCCTGGGGAGCTGTGGGTTGATCCCACCTCAGATATTGGGGCAAGACGTGAGGCGGCCAAGCGGCTCGTCAATGGGCAAAGAACAACCTCCCCAACAATTCTCTCAGCAGAAAACGTCAATCCCCCAAAAACAGACGGACCCAGCATCACTCCAGTAGAGGTCTACAATGCGCGAGTAACAGAAGACAAGGTTGCACAAGTTAAGCCCAAGGGCACTCAACCCAACGACCTCCCCAACGCACTTGGAAAGCGCGCCGCGACTCGGCGAAAGAAGCCGCTGAAGGCAGGCGAATCTGGCTATATAAAGCTAGATCAATATCCGATTGTCGGAGATGTCATAGACCTTGTTCGCTGGATGCGAGACAGGAAGGACAAGACTGGCGGTGGGGTTAATGGCTACCAAGACTGGTCTCCAACTAACAAGCGATACGAGGAAGGTACTTGGGGTCGTCTCTGGGAGTGGATGGATACTACCAGAAGAAAAGAGCCCGCGTCGGCTGCGTTCATTGACGGTCAGTGGAGAATCCCTCAAGACACTCATGCGATAGTTTGGGATGCGGATGAGACCCTAGCGCCTTACAAGAATCCAGACCTCACGGTTAAGGAGAGGCAGGGAGTAAATAACTACCTGCAAGCAGCTCGCGTATTAGGCTCTCGTGAGAAGGGGTACACTGTCTCGGCAGAAACAGCAGCTAAGGCAGGACTAAATCCTAAGCAGGTGGATGCGGCTCTCGCCGTAAAGCGTTGGTCTAACTTCTTTGCTGACATATTCGAGAACGACTCTCTGGCTCAGGCAGAGCACTACGCCACCATGGAATCCATGAAGGCTCCAAACGACCAGTACCGAGCGGAGATAGCAACGAGATTAGAAGAGACGAAGGCGAAGATTGCAGAGACGTTCAAGGGGTGGAGAGATTCTAATTACGTTCCTTTCGACCGCTACGGCGAGCACTATATCAACGTACTCTCTCCCGATGGAAAGCTATTAGCTAGACAGCAGTTCGAGAGCAAGAATGACCCTGCGTTTAAGAAGGCGGTAGCCCACTACCAACAGCTTGCCACTCAGTCAGGAGAGTATGCAGGAGCTAAGGTCCAGTACGGGCGACAGTCTCCTTCAAAGCTCTTGCAGTATGACGGCATTAGCAAAGACGTCTTAGACTTTCTGGGAGAAGACCCATCATCAGATCCAATCAACGGATTCTCTCGACACCTCAAGACTCCTCGAATGGTTGACGGCAAGGTTGCTCTAGTCCCTGGGCAGAACGCAGATGTAGGTAGGGCGGTCGCCGATTACACCGTGGGAGCAGCGAGGCTCTTGGCTTTCCGTCGTGCGAATCGAGTCGCAGATGTAGAGCTAGCAACGTCCCTTGCAGGTGACGACAAGATAAATCTCCGTAACAAGCTGATAGAGTTCAAGGACTCTCTCAACAAGCCGACAGGTGGATTCAGCAAGGCTATCAATGAGTATTTCAATGCCGCATACATCGGTGGTAACGCGCGAGTCCCGATAGCTGACCAGCTTGGATTCTTCCAGATGCAGACCATGGTGCTATCGAAGTACCTAAAGGGAGTAGACCCCGAGCTGATAGAGATGAAGACCTACGGCAATCTCGCCAAATACTACTTCGGTCGTGGTATAGAGGCTGATATGAGCGTCGGAATCAAGGAGGCGCAGCGAAAGGGGCTTATCCCAACGGATACGTTCAAGACTTATCTTCGCGCACGCAGAGGTCCGAGCGATGTCATGCAGGCGATGTCTACGGTTAAGGACGCTTACTTCTCCCTGAAGTCTCTCAGTGAGAGAACGGTAGATGCTGGTGCGTTTATGTCTGGTTGGGAGGCGTGGAAGAAGCTCCCAGCAGAGACCAAGAAGACCATCTCTCAACAGCAGTTCGCAGAGAACATGATTCGTGAGATGAAGGCAGTGCCTTCTCAGTCCGAGCTACCACCAAACGCTCTATTTAAGAGCCCAGTAGGTAGACTCGCCACTAAGTTTAGGCTGTACCAGGTAAAGCTTGCGAAGACTATTGGCGAGACTCCGATGCCAGGGAAACTCCGTGGCGCTCTAAGAACATTCCTCACTGTAGGAGTGTCTGGACTTCCGCTAGTAAAGGAGGCGTTTAACCTTTCGCGCGGCTTAGGCATTGAGCCAGAAGATAAGCTTCGTGAGATGGGTGCTGACGCTGCCACTATGTATGGTCCTTTTAGCGCGCTAACGGGCGTGGACTTCTCTGGAACGGCAGGCTTCGGAGAGGTGTTCCCATCACAGGCAGAGAATCCGTTTTCCAAGCTGGCTCTTGGCATGATTGGAGCTCCGTTCGAGGCTGGTCTCAAGGCGCTGCAATACGCAGAGCGTGGGCAGGGGAAGAAAGCACTAGCGCAAATCCCAGTTTCCAACCTCCTATCCAACTACCTCAATCAATCCGACTGGGCAGATAGAGGGGTAGTCACCATGGGCGGTCAGGCAGTCATTCCACGAGATGACGTGCGCGGCGTAGACCGACTAAAGAAGCTAGCTGGGTTGCAACCTCTTGCAGTCAAAGAGGCGATGGTCAAAGAGAATCGCTTTAAGCAAGCCGAGGCTAAGGGAAGAGACAACGACTTCGTTAATCAGCGGCTAGGGGAAGCTCTCGGTCTCGGTAAGATGGATGATGCTCGTGCTGTAATCCGCGAAGCAAGAGAGAAGGGCTTGCAGTTCAATATGCAGTCGGTAAAGAAAGCTATTGGAAAGATTCGAGGGCAACGCCCCAGTTCCCCAAAGAGAGCTAGGCAAGAAGTTGCTCAAATAGATCGGATATACGGTGGGGCGCTAAGGGATTAGTCCCTCCACTGACGCCGCTTCTCAAGCTTTAACCGCTCTTCCTCGATCTCAAGCAGCTTCTTCTGGTTGTCTAGGCTCTCTTGCTGGTTCCATAACATCTGCGAATCGTTGATCTGGCGCTGTGTTCTGTCCCTCTCAATCCGCTCCCAAGCCCTTTTGGCTTCAGCCTCATCAAATCCGAAGCGATGCCTTTCCCGATAGAAGGCTTCTGACTCCTCATCATCCCAAGCCCAAGCATTCCCAGCTCCAGCCAATCCGATTACCGCCGCAAATATCCACTTCCTCATAAGGTCTCCATAGGTCGCTAGTCTCATACCAGGGTAGCTTACATACCCCCCTAAATCTAGGGACAATTACAAAAGGACTATGTGGGCAGGGCTTCAATGTAGATGGACAGCAAGTACAACGGCACCAACGGACACCTAGACTTAGGGGTATTTTCAAGCAAGCAAGAGCAGCGGTTTGAATCCTTAGAAGCGGTATTGAGGCAAGGGTTCCAAGGCGTTACCGCCGAGCTAAAAGCTCTAAGAGAGCAAGGTTATATCCCGATATCAGTTGTAGAAAAGATGACCGAGCACCAAAACTCGGTGATGGGAAAGATGGCCGAGCAACAGAAGAACATAATCCACCCAGTGATACGGTCTCTTTGCTACTCCCTGATCGTCGTCATCCTCTGGTTCACTGGTTTCAAAGCTGCACTCCCCCACATCTTTAATCAATGAAATTAGCCCCGTTTATACAGCACTCATCCTCCCAGACTGGCATTAGCGTAGAGCTACTAGCGGCGGTCATTCATCAAGAGTCAGGGGGAAATCCTTTTGCCGTTCGATACGAGCCTGCCTTCCTCAAGCGATACCTAGAAGACAAGACCAAGAAGACCATAGGTGGTCACGTTCCAACTCGGTGCAGTTGGCAGACGGAGGTTCAGATGCGCTCAACCAGCTTCGGGCTTATGCAGCTTATGGGGCAGGTGGCTAGAGAGCGAGGGTTCGAGGGTGAGTTCCTTACCGAGCTATGCGACCCAGCCGTTAATCTGAAATGGGGCTCCGAACTCCTTCAAACACTTCTCCACAAACACGACACGACAGAGAAAGCATTACTAAGGTGGAACGGTGGAGGAGATCCCAACTATGGCAAGAAGGTTCTGGGTCACATTGACTCTGGTGCTTATCACTATCTGCTCGTCGGCTAACGCTCAAACCCCTGCGATATCCACATTGGGAATCTGTCATCCCTCATGGTCGTGCAGTGCTTCCATTGATGCCTTCAAAGGGCTGCCAGTCTTGCGATTCGGTTGGCTAGAACAGACGTTCGGGGAGGGCTGCGCGTGCGTAGATAAGCTTCTTCAGGATGAGCGACCCAAGGAGGTGAGAGTTCATATCGCCAATGGTCCATGTCTACGGAACAAGAGGTGCGGCAGGTATGAAATCTTCTACGGGCACACGATAGCGTCAGCCGAGAGGGACATCGGGAGAGAAAAGAGTCGCATCCTCCCTAAATACCTAAAGGTGGTAGCCAGGCTGCGCGAGCGGATAGCCAAGAGTAGGGGTCCGCTTACATGCTACGTCAGTCCCGTCCTAGAATCTGACTTTAATGGACGAACAAGAGAAATCCTTCATAGTGCAACAGCTCCTCATCTCCCTGGCTGTACTCTCGTTGATAATCCTCTTCGCGGTAAATGCCTCAGGGGAAGAATCTGCGAACGTCACGGACCAACTCCAGGTCTCTCTGCCCCGTGCATAGCGGACCTCGATGGAATCGACGCTAAGACAATCTCTGTGCCTAAGTTCCTACGCGAAACCAAGGCTTGCGATATGAGCTTTATATGGTCGCTAGGGCTTAATTGTAACAATCACCACACGAGTACATTCGTTGACCCACGAAAGCGTAACTGCGCTCAATCTGGGGCCGATACGAAGGCGCTAGTGGGGTGGCTACGCAGAGAGTTTAAGTAGGAGAGGATATGTTAGAGAGCAAGGGAACAAAGAGAACGCTTAGTGCTGTGTTTGCGATACTAGCTGTCGCCGCTGACTTCATACCTGTGGTAGCTCCGTTCAAGGAGATACTCATTCAGGTGGCTGGAGTCTTGGGCATAGCTGGAATCGGACATGCTGCCGTAGTTAAGTCTCGGAAGTAATCTTAGCCAAGCGGATAAAGTCTTCCAAGAATAGGGTCGCAAGCCAAGGCTTCGAGTTCTTCCTGTGAACAACCACAGACGTCTTGTCCTTGCCGTCCCTTACTGCTTGGCTGATAGCGTCGTGGATGTTGAGAGCCTGAACGCGCTTGCATTCGATATGGTAGCCGCTCAGCTCCTCACACACCACATCAGCATCCCCGTTAGCTCCGCTAAATTGTTGTCCACGACGGGCGGTTAGTCCTAGCTCCTTTAGTCGGTTGGCTAGTTCTCTTTCGCCTGCTGCTCCTTTGGCTCTTGAGTTAGTCATTCCTTCTCCCCCAATCCCCATCGCACAGCTATCTCGCCAAGGGTCGTTTCGTTTTCGTGTAGCCAGTCCATCATGTTGTCTAGCATCTCTCGCCTACCCATAAGCAGGAGCTTATAGCTCTCGCTTGCCGCTTCTTTTGCCGATTCAATTTTATGATCAACTGCCTGAGCTTGCTCATCAATCCACTCCCACAAGCTTTCAGCGTTGCAGTATTTGTGCGCGGTCCAGTGGCGGCTCACTTCTCCCCCTTCGGCGCTTCGGGTAGCGGCATCCAGTGGGTGAAATATTCAATCGGAGTAGCGTTCTCAGTTTCGATTACTGGCTCAATCCCACGCCATTTCACCACGCGCTTAACTTTTTCAATGTGCGACACCTCCATTCTCCCCACTTGGCTCAGCAATAGCACATCTTCGCTATACCCATGCTTATTAAGCTCCGGCAGCCGCTCCTTAACGCTGATCCATTGTTGTGCGGCTTGGTAGCCAGCCCTATAGCCTTCACAAGCACATTGATTACATCGCT